GAGTGGGGGGGGGGGGGTGGGGGGGCGGGGGGGGGGGGGGTTACGAGGCGGGAGGAGCCGGTGGCGGCGGTGGGTCAGGTGGCTCAGGCGGTGGCGGCGGTGCAGGTAGTGCCGGTAACCAGTTAGCCGAAGAAGCCAAACGGATCCATGAGCAAATTCAACAGAACTACCTCGAGATGTTCGGCAAGCAGAGCGAATTGGTTGAACTTCAGTACAAAAAGGAACTAGAAGAACTTAACAAGTCCAAGGACGCTAACGAACACTATCAGGAAGACCTGACGAATCTTCAGGCTATTTACGCTGAAAAGCGTATCCAGGCTGAACACGAAGAGCAAGCAGCAATTCGTGAAGTGTGGAATAAAGTCCGTGATATGGCTAAGGATTTTAACTTCTCGATTAGTACGAAGGATTCCACGGGTAGCGCCTCACCTCTTACACAGCTCGAAAAAGACCACGAAGAAGCGATAAACAGTATTACGGACAAGTGGCAAGGCTTCTCTGATGAATATATCAAGATGACTAAGCAACAACAGGCCGAATATAAAGCGGCTCTTGACGCTAACGGCATTGCGTACGAAATCGTCGGGAAGAATGAAATTACATTCGAGGCCGAGAAGAATAAAGAACTTTTCGCACAGGAACAGGAATACCTGTTGAAACGTAACGACTTGTATCGACAGATGTCCGAAGAGAAGTGGGCGATTGACGAAGCATTACGGACACAGAACTTTGCGTCTTTGCAGCAAGCCTTGACTGACGAATACGTCATGACTCAAGATAATTACAACCTCCGTAAAGAAATGTTGGACGAATATCAGCAAGCCGTGATGGATTCGTATTTCAACACACAAGAAATGTGGATGGGGGCCATGATGTCCGGAATTGACGCACTTCAAGAGGGTTTATCCGGACTTCTTCAAGGAACGACAAGCCTGGGTAAAGCGTTTGAGAATATCGGCAAGGCCCTTATCAAATCTCTGGCCGATTATGTTGCCAATTGGGCGGCGGCAAGGCTTAAACAAGCCATTCTCGGAAAGACACTTCAACAGCAAGAAACGGCTGCAAGCGTCGCAGCAGCCAACGCTCAAATACCGCCTTGGACGACACTTGCACAGCAGGTGGCAATGGCAACTGGTGGTGTTTCGGCAACAACGGGTATGGCGGCATGGACGGCGCAGTCCGCAATCGGTGCAGCCGCAGGACTTGCCATGCAAGCTAAAAACACGCTTATGGGAAGCGCTCCGAATTTACACATGGCAAGTGGTGGCGTGGCAGTAGGCCGCACGTATGCAGAAATTGGCGAGGGTAAATACCCCGAAGCAGTCATACCCTTATCGACGCAGACGTATGACGAAATGGGTGCCGGCATTGCTAGGGCAAACGGCGGTGCGGCAGGTGGTATAACGCTGAACGTATCGGCGCTTGACGCCGAGTCTTTCGGGAATTGGCTCGAATCGAAAGGCGGCAGAGTGTTGCGTCAGTTCACCGTTAACCAAGACCGTGAATTTATCGGCACATCGGGAGTGTGGTAACCATGGAAAAATTGAAGAAATTCCCTCGTATTAAGTCGCTTGCGTGGAAGTCGTCTAAAATGCAGCACTGGGATACGAAGTCAAAGCGCAGCGGATCCGGAAGAGTACGAACCATGACAACATGGCGGTATCCGCAGTATACGATTACGACGGAGTTCGCATACCTCAAGCCTGAAGAGTATAAGAAAATGATGGGCTTTGTGTCGCAGATTCAAGGCGGCACAGAGCCTTTCTTGTGGTTTGACCCTGAAGATAACGAGGAAAAAGGTATTACCCTCGGAAAAGGCAGTCAGGGCGAATGGCAAGCGGTGCGGCGTTTCGGTGATTATACAGAGCCGGTCGCATACGTTGAAAACGTAAAACTTTATGCTGACGGCGTTCCTGTTGAGAACGTGACTGTAGATGGCGGCACGATTCGGACGAGTGATGCCGTATCGCCTGACGCTGTCATCACGGCAGATTACACGTATTATTGGAAGGTGCTGCTTAGCGGTGACTTTACGGCAGAGCTTGAGTATAAAGCCGTGTACAAATCAAAATCCTTTAAGTTGGTGACCGTGCAATGAAACAGGCAGGAGAAGCATTAACTCAACACTTAAATACGGCAAAGTCATTCCGCAGTTGCGACTTATATGCCCTTCGGCTCCAAAGCGGCATGGCGTATTACTGGACGGATACGGACTCAAACGTAAGTCACGGTGGCCATGTCTACCGTGCCGACGGGCCTGTCATTACTCGTAACAAGACCTCAACACATTCCGATGTGGCTGTTGATAAGCTGTCTGTTTCGGTATCATGTGACAAGCGCGACCAAATAGGCGGTGTACCGATACTGGCAGTCGCTCATAATGGCGGCCTTGATGGAGCGACTATGGAACTAAAACGAGCGTTCTTTAAGCAAGACGGAACATTAATTGACGCTGTGGATATCTTTACCGGCACAGTTGAGGTAAAACAAGGCGGTGGCCTTACGATAACTCTTGACGTGAAATCTGTTGTGCAGAAGCTCAATACAGAGTTTCCGAGTAAGCGATACTATCCGCAATGCCCCTATTGTGTGTACTCTAAAGAATGTGGAGTTGATATAAAAAAGTACCGTAAGCGAATGAAAGTAACGGCACTTACGGGCGTGAATACCGTCGGAATAGACGTGCCGTTTGAGGACGGATACTATAATGCCGGTGGAATTGAATGGTTGTCGGGTCCCCTTGCAGGACAATCGACTCAGATAATGAGCAGCTCGAACGGTACTGTCATGTATATGAGTCCGAGTGATACGCAGGCTACTATCGGAAGTGAGGCCTATATTTATCCCGGTTGCGATAAAACGCCTGAGACGTGCAAGAAGAAATTCGATAATTTTGCACGAAACAGGGCCACTCCGTATGTTCCGTTGAAGGAGACGATTCGATGAAAAGTATAGGGCAAAAAATTGCAGACGCAGCTCTTGAATGGCTCGGAACTCCGTACGTAAATAATGCCATGGCCAAAGGTCACGGAGTCGACTGTGCATACCTTCTTGTTGCGTCACTTATCGGATCGGGTTTGATAGCAAAGGACCAATTACAGATAGAAAACTACTCGAACGAATGGCATTTACATCGTTCTGAAGAAAAGTATTTAAAGTATATACAGCAAGTCGCCGACGAAGTTCACGGAGAACCTCAAATCGGCGACTTTTTGCTGTATCAATATGGCCGGTGCGTGAGCCATGGTGCGGTATATATCGGCGATGACAAAGTTATTCACGCCTTCGTTGACCTTGGCGTTATTATCTCGAATGTCGACGATATTCTGTTTTACGATAACCGAGGAAAATCAAGGCTCCGTGCCGTCTATCGATTCAATCCGAAGAAAGGAGGTGCAGCCTAATGGGATTTCTATTTAAAAAGAACAATACAACGAATCGAGCCGATATTATTGGCGATTTCCAAATTAACAGTGCTTCTTACGGCGAAACGGTACCTGAAGTCCTTGGGACAACCAGGGTATCGGGCAATATCATCTATTGGGATGACTTTACGGCACACGAACATAAGCACACAAGTCGCACCGGTAAAGGCGGTGGTTCAAAGCATACGGAAATAGACTACACATACACCGTAGCCGCAGCCATTGCTTTGTGCGAAGGACCTATAGCCGGTATTGGTAAGGTGTGGAAGGATAAGGAGGTTTATGAGTACCCTCAAGCCGACATCCAGTTATCCCTTTATAAAGGCGAATACGGACAGGAACCGTGGCCGTATGTAGTAAGTAAGCACCCTGAAAAGGCACTGCCGTACAGCGGATTAGCGTATATGGCAGGCGTTGTCGACCTCGGGAATCGTGGCAGCCTTCCGACGTATAATTTTGAGGTTAAAGGGAAACTTCTTGAGACTGGTGACGGGGTCGATGTGAATCCGGCTGATTATATTCTGTATGTGCTGAAAGCGGCGGGGATTGAAGACGTCAAAATCGAGGGTATTGAGAATTTCCGTAAATATTGCGCAGCGGCAGATATTCTTATCTCGACACCGCCTGACGAATCGGCGAAAAAGGCACAGCAAATCATTAACGATATCGCCGAAATTACCAACTGTTACCTTTTCTGGTCCGATGACCGGCTAAAGATTGTACCCTTGGCCGACAAGGCGGTCGGAGATTGGAATCCTAAAAAGGAGATCCAATACAACCTTACGGCCGACGACCTCATCCCTGGTAGCGACGGGCAACTTGTTATATACAAACGAAAAGACAGCTCGGAGACGTATAACCAAGCAACTGTTGAATTTATTAACCGTTCCAACGGGTACGAAAAAGAGACGGTGTCCTTCGAGGTAGTTGCAGACGTTCAGAAGAATGGCATGAAGCCTGCAAGTAAAAAGACTGCACACTACCTATATACGAAAAAGAGAGCGCAGTATTACGCTGAACAATTAGCCATGAAACGCCTGTACAGCAAGAACCAGTATACGTTTCATTTGGACTGGGCGTTTTGCAGATTAGAGCCTGGGGACCTCGTTACGCTTACTGATGAACTATGCCAACTAGATAGGCAAGTCGTTGTTATTACGGCTGTTAACGAAGCGGCAGACGGTGAACTTGAAATTACAGCAGAAGGCAAGCCGCCTGGCACATACGCACCGGCACGGTACGACGTACATGAGAATGAACGGCCGTTTACTGATTATAATGTTCCGGCTCCGTCTATTAACCATTACGCAATCGTGCAGACACCTGGAGACGTATCAGGTAACGAGTTGTTATTAGGTGTAACGGCTCCGTCCGGTTGGGGCGGTTGTACGGTGTGGGTATCAGACACAGGCGACTCATATAAAGAAGCCGGTAAGATTACGGCACAAGCACGAATAGGACGATTGGCTGCAGCCATGACAGCCGAAGCGACAAGCTGCACGGTCGAACTCTTCTCAGGTGAGCTTCGAGGTGGATCGGCTATTGACGCTCAGCGAGGGAACACGCTCATTTGGATTGACGGCGAGTGCCTTAGCTATGAAGGAGCGACTCTTCAGCCCGACGGGCGGTATTTGCTTACAGGTCTAGTGCGTGGCCAATACGCCACGACAGCTAATAACCACGCTGAAGGTTCGCAGTGCGTCCGTATCGATGAAGCACTGTTTCACGCTCCGTACCGCACGGAAGATATCGGCAAGAAGATTTGGATTAAGTGTGCTTCAGTGAATATGTTCGGATCCAATGAGCAGGACCTTTCCGAAATGCAGGCCATTGAGTATACGATACAGCCGTATTACATTCCTGAAGTTCGAGACCTTGCCGTATATACGAAATATTACGACTTAGGCGACGGCGTTTCGTCTTTCGACGTTATTGCGACGTTTGCTCCGCCGCAGATTACAAGCTTTGATACAGCCGAAGGTTGGTATAAAGAAGGCTCAGGGGACTGGAAGTACGGCGGTAACGGTGATGGCCAAATCGTCATCAGTGGTTGTGAGCTTGGTCATACGTATGACATTCGAATCAGGGTCAAAGACCGACACGGCAACTACTCACAAGGCCTCATTAAGCGGTTTACGGTCGAAATGAAATCAGAAGTCCCGAATACACCTCAAGGCTTTGCCGTTACGTTCGGAAATGCGGCCACGTTTAACTGGCTCGAGGTACGAAACGCTGACATTGACTTTTATGAGATTCGACATGATTTGAATCCTGGGCAAGAAGTTGGCCGTATTGGTAAAAGCACGAATACGACGTACGTCGGAACACTGATGGAACGAACCGGACGAGTGTACCTATACGCTCATAATCCTATGAAGGGATACAGCGCACCTGCCATGCTTGAGTATAGTGTTAAGGCACCGAAAGTACCGACGCATATAACGGCTAAAGGGGGTATGTCGGGAATCGGCGTTACGTTTGACCCTGTTCCGCTCGGTTGCCGAGGGGCTAACGTATATGTCGACGATGCGGTTTACTTTACGCCGACTAACTCATTCTCGCTGATTCTTGCGCCTGGCGTATACCGAGTGCGAGTTGCTTATACGGACATATTCGGCGAGGGAGAAAAGAGCGGTGAACAGCTTGCCGCCGTGAAGCTTGAGATAGATAAGTCAATCATCAGTCGTGAAGCACTCGGCCTAGATGCAATAGACAGGGCTATCGCTAAGATTGAGGGTGACGTCGGGGTCGTAAAGTCCGAAGTGACAGGAACGTCGACCCGTATCACGCAGCTCTCGAATAGCGTTGATTTACGGCTCAATAGCTTGGATGGGAGAGAGCTGATATCTCGTATTAACCTGTCGCCGACTGGAACACGAATCGACGGCAAGCTGCTACATGTTACTGGCCAAGCACTCTTTGATGACAACATTGTTACTCCGAAGATGATTCAAGCCGGTGCGGTTACTGCTGACAAAATGCATGTGGAAAGTTTATCGGCTATCTCAGCGACTATCGGCACACTTCGAACTGCAACGAGCGGCGCTCGGACGGAGATACGAGACAATCTCATCGAAGTTTACGATTCTAACGACAGATTACGAGTCAGAATGGGGGTATGGTAACCATGGTAATCGGAATTGCTTTAGTGGTTGTAGTAGCTGCTGTTATATTGTTAAAAAACAAAAGCAAGAAACCGCCTGATACTGCACAGAAGGCAGAAAGCGTACAGACCGCAACGAAACATGGAGACAATAAGGGTGAAGCGGTAACAATCATAAACAACGGCAAGAAAACGAAAGGAACGGTGGTATATATGGCCGAAGGCATGCAGGTCTTTGATGAAGACGGAAACATCATTGTCAACACGACAGATACGATATGTAATTCGCTCGGATACGTTGAGACCGACGGGAAAACATCAGGTGTTATTGAGAATGCAGCGATAAAGAAAAACCGTACATGGGTAGCAGTGGTGTTCCCTAATTGGACGCTTGAATTAGCGGAATGGGCTGTTCCGGCACCGCCCAATATTGCTATTGAAGATGGCAAAATTTTGTATTCATACGGCAAAACAGCTATGGGAATGAATGGGATTTTGTACTGGGGGTTGTACTAATGGCAGAAACAGGATTGAGAGTATACACAGATGATGGAGAGATTGTAATCAATGAATCATATGTGAATTTTTGGTATGACAAGGAAAAAAGCAAAGACGAAAGCTTTGCATATGGAGTAAATTGCTTAACTGCATATGGTTGTAGTCCTGGGAATGAAGGTCGTCGTTATGTATTCTCAGCAGAATCTCAAGAACCGTCGCAACATGGAGTTGGATTGCAGGTCATAAATGAAGCCGGAAGAGTCGTATACGATAGTAACTGGAAGCCGCTTAAAGTACTTCACTATTCAGACAAGCCTGGATACGTTATTCCCGCAGATAAAGAATGCGCCATTATTGAATGCAGCGCAGAGTACGGTTATTCGTATGTCATCTTTGACGCTCCTGGAAGCGACTATCTATATGTGTGGAAAGAAGTTCATCCGAAAGTACAAAACGGGGTGGTTGTATTTGATAAGAAAGATAAGGGGGAACCGCCTCGGCACTATCAAGGTGCTTTCGAGGTGTTGACGACCAAGAGCCAAGGACAAACGGTTTACATGGTTGTCGACGTATCTCATATAAAGTAGGTGAGCGAATGACGATATTCAACGATGAACTGCATTGCGGATCCGACTTCATTCGGCGGTATGTAGCCGACGGCCACGACTTCACGGGAGCCTCGGCCGTTATGAAAGTCCGCACAGAGAATGACATCGAGCTTGTAGCCGCTGACTGCACCGTCGACGGGGACTCCGTCACAGTGAAGATACCTGGCGAGCGAAGCCGAGAGATTCCGAGACGGTACCGAATGGCGAAGTACGACGTATTCGTAACGAAGGAAAACGACTACAGTTACAAGCTCGTCATGGGTGATATGCGAATTATTTATGACGAGTCAATGCATTAGAGGGGGAATTTATAATGGACGAATTAAAAGTAAAGGTGAACTTCGAAAATCCGGTACAAGTACAAGCGGTTCAGATTCCCGGATTGCCCGGTCGGGATGGCCGAGACGGAACACCGGGAAAAGATGGAGAAAACGGACGTGATGGCAAGAGTGCTTACGAAGTGGCCGTCGATAACGGCTTTGTAGGTACAGAACAAGAATGGCTCGAGAGCCTTAAAGGCAGAGACGGAGCGAACGGCACAAGCGAAGCGGTCAGTATGAACTTTCCGACTGTATACAGAATGATGAAGGACCGTGCGATGAAGGTCGATAGCGACGGCATCGAGGACCTTCTCAAGGCGTTACTCCGTGAAGTTATTCCCGACGGTCGATATTCGTCGTATCTTGACGAATTCAAGCTTGTTGACGGTACGTCGGTGGCTGTTGGCGATACGGTCGTACACGTTGAAGGACAGCCCGGATTTTACGTTGTCGACACGACAGGTAATCGTCAGATGATACCCGACAGCGGACGGCTCGACTTTGCGTTATCGTCTCCGTTCGACGGCAACGAAAAGATTCTCACCATGGAGTATCCTAACAGCAATGACGGTACGGCCGCTTCGCTTACAATCCCGGCAGTACAGACCGGGGGAAGAGATGAAGAGTTATTCAACGAGAACGGCGTGAAGATTTACCGACGTGCAGACGGGCAGGCGGTACTTGAATTCCCTGTATACGCTATGCTCGACACGATATATAATAATCCGAATCTTGACTCGCTTCACTTCGACAGCCTTGAACTTAACGAACTTTCGGGCGGCGGCGATGACATTACGATTACGGGCATGATGCTACTTGCGAAGTTAACGACAAAAGCGTATTTCCCGAGAGATAAAGAAATGCCCGGGCATATTCAGCTGCCTAGTCAGTCCGAGCGGCTTAACCTCGAATTCAGACGAAAAGGCAGAGCAGAAGGATACGCCGATGATGTGTTCAGTTGGGCGAACATTGACTGCGACGGCTCGACGTGGGATAACAGCGTAGGGGTCAGCTATGTTAAGCAAGACATACTGTAAGGAGGTTGCCGATGTGGACATGGAGTTTTGAGCTTGCGGACGTTCTAACGACGCTTACGATTATAAGCATTATAAGTGCGGCTGCTTATCGGCTGGTGCTGCTGCCGATCCTTCAGAAACTTGATGTTGAGCGGATTCAAGACAGAACCTTCTTCTCTGACAAATACGACACGTTAATTGAGACGCTTAAAGAGCTGAAAGAAGAGATTAAGCTATCTCGGCAGGAGCGAATGCAACAAGCACAGCGTCATCTTCAGCTTGTCGGACGGGTCGACGTGTTAGAGGCTCGTGTAAATGATTTGAGAAACGAAATGCACGAAAAAGAGAAGAAATCATGAATATCGACAAAGTAAATGTAGCAGACTTAGTAGTCATCACGGGGTTGGTTGCGGCCCTTGTGATGGCTATTTTATTTAGTCTTAATGAGCTCGCAATGAGCATTGCAAGTGGCCTTCTAGGCTATATCGGCGGTGCTAAAACGGCGGTGCACAAATCAGAAAGGAGTGATGAACGATGAGAGAAGTAACGCTACACGAATTGAAAGCATTGGCTAAAGCGGCCTACTGGGATCTGTGGAATGGAGCGAGAAGTCTAGGCCGTGACGTTAAGCTGTATATCCATTGGACGGCAGCTCGTTATAATCAGACGTTCGACGAGTATCACGTGAATATCACAGGCGACGGCAGGGTGTTTGTATCAACGAATGATTTAGCCGAGGTCAAAAACGCAACGTATAGGCGTAATACCGGTAGTATAGCTATTACGCTTTGTTGCGCTTACGACGCAACGGGACCTGATAACCTCGGCCCGTACCCGCCTACAGAAGCACAAATCAATGCAGTGTCACAGGTTATATGCGTACTTGCCGATGCACTGGATCTTACGATTGACCTCGATAGGGTCATGACTCATGCCGAAGCGGCCGATAATGAAGATGGCTTGAACACACATGAAGATTACGGACCGAACAGTACCTGTGAACGGTGGGATTTGTGGGTACTCCGCAACGGCGAAGAACCTGGTACAGGTGGCAACCAGTTGCGAGGTAATGCGAACTGGTACCGTGCTTACGGCAATTTACAAAATATATAATGTATTATAAGGAGCGATAATTATGGACAAGAAACAGATTTTAAACATCTTAGCAAAAGAAGCAGCACAGGCGGCAAAAGACCAAGCGACGGCCACGTTAGCGGCATTATCTGCCGATGACTTACGACCGCTAGTTACGGAACAGCTTAAAACGATTACAGCACCGTTACAGGCAGAAATCGAAACGACTCAATCTGTATGGGTGAAGATTCGTAATCGGATTTATCTGCGAGTGATTAACTCAGCGATAGACAATATCATACAGACGATTCAAGACGGACTTACCGAATTGAGTAAGAAATAAGCAAAAGGCCTTCCAGTATATTCTGGGAGGCCTATTTTTTATGTACAAAAATCAAGAAAACACTTGACTTTTGTAGCTACATAATATATAATATAATCAGGAGGTGAGAAAAAGATGGAACGAGCCGATTGGGAGTGGCTCATCGGATTGCTAGTATCGATAGCACTGGCAATCTGGAGTAAGGAAAAGCCCCGAAATCGCCGAAAGCCTAGCAAGCATAAGCGGAGATAACGAGGCGGGGGAAGGGGGCGAAAGCCCCCGACCTTCTCCCATTATAACATATATCAGAAGGGAGCAGTGAAAATGAATAATAGACGCATGAGAGGATTAGCCTATTTGGCGGCGGCAATTTCTATGACGGTAGTACTTCCGCATACATTTGATACGTTCAAAGCTATAATAACGGGATTTGTTTATTATGAGGCCATTAAACGGATTGTTAGGGGGTAGTAATGTGAATCAAGGGAAAAAGTTAGGTCGTCCGACAGATGCTCCGAAAGATACGACCATAAGGCTACGGATCGATAAAGAAACTTTAAAACGACTTGATTTGTATGCCGAGGCTCAAGGGTTAAACCGGTCGGAAGCCATTCGCCGGCTAATTAACGAAGCTTAATTTTCTACCATATTTTCTACCAAAGTTTCAAAAATTTGCACCGCACAGCAAAGGGCGATACCTAAGAAATGGCTTAATGACGGTATGTAGCGTACTGTCTACTGACGCACAAGAATCGGCTAAACTGATTGGAAATCATGTGTGCGGTGAACTCCGTACCCAGGGTTCAAATCCCTGACTCTCCGCCATACTGTAAGACAGGGACTGCATTTGC